CAACGATTTTCTCGGCTTTTTCTGGAAAAAGAAGAAGATATTGATAGAAGCTCAAACGCGGTTTCAATTTGGAATTTTCGGTTTCAAATCGAATTTTTCGGTTTCAAAGTCGCAGTTCGGCGAAATAATCCCGGATTAGAACGAGCAACTTCGAAAAAATCACTCTCAGGATTCCACCTGGTGATGCGGAGCGAATGCGCATCAAGGTGGTCTTTTTTATTTGGATTCAATCCCTCTCGGGGAGCACCCGAACCCTTGAGTTTTGAGCAACTAAACCTTTTACACTTTTTGCCCCGGGAGTGGCGTATTTGAGCGTATCAATTATTAACAGAAAAAGCGCCAAATCGTATGAGCCAAACCTATTGCAAGTTAGATGAAATTGTGGTATAATGATTTTTACGGAAGGGGGCGGATGAAATGACTGTAAAATTGAAATATGGCAACACGAATACATTTTTCATCCGGGGCACGCATGGTGGACTTTTGCTTGATACTGATTTTGCCGGGACCCTTCATCAGTTCTACCGGGAAATAAAAAAGAACGGCATTTCCGTTCAGGAGATAACTTACGTTTTGGCTACCCACTATCACCCTGACCATATGGGGTTGATAAGCGAACTGGCGCAATTGGGAATTCGGCTCCTGATAGTAGATACTCAACTCCCGTACATTCACTTTTCAGATGAAATCTTCAAGCGGGATAACAGATTGACAATCAGCCCAACGATACAGGAAGAGAAGGCTACTGTCATAGGGTGCGCAGAGAGCAGGGGCTTTCTTGAGCAATTAGGCATATGCGGAGAAATTATTTATACACCTAGCCACAGCCAGGACAGCATTTCTCTGATGCTGGACAATGGGGAGTGCTTTGTAGGTGATTTAGAGCCCGCAGAATATATTGATGGATACGATGAAAATGTGGCGCTAAAAAAAGATTGGAAAAATATAAATAGCTTTAGTCCCCGGGTTATACACTATGGACACGCGAATGATAAGGAGATAGACGATGAGTAAATGGGATGCTTTTGGAGATAGAGATTTTGATGGTGATGTAGATTTCACCGACCGCCTTATTGAGGATGAAGAGTTTGAAGAGTTACTCGATGCCGAGTCAAAGAGGGCATCAATAATCGGAGAGTTTGATGATGAAATCGAAGACGATGGTATCTTATTAGATGCCGATATTGATATGTCGTGTGAGCCACATACAACCGAGATTGTAATTCCTATAACTGTAACAGTTGGTGTGGATATAGATGCCGAGACCCCCGCGACCGAATTAAAGTTTGCGCCCAGCGTTACCAAATATAGAATTCCATCCGATTTTATTACGAGAAACAGAGAAAAGGAAGCACAATTCGGAATTGCAGATATGCGTTTCTATGCATACTGGATGCCTGGGTTTAAAGACATAATGCTTATCGTAGGCGAATTGATTACAAAGGGTCAATTGACGAAGCCTTTCGAACTGCGGGCAACAGTGTTAGATGAAGAAGGCGATAAAATAATTGTTGAAGAGAATTTTTCTTATACCGGCGGCAGCGGTTTGGTTGTTACTAAAATCTATCCCAACATCGGTTTCAACAGATATCCATTCCAGCACGAAATACACATTTCAGCAAAGAAGCTGAAGAAGTGCACGTTTAAATTGGTCCCGGTTGCTGCTGATGATGCAGTACCTTCCAATATAAAGCCAGTCACTATTGCTCCTGCGCATATCGACGGCGGGGTGTCCATTCCCAGCTTGAAGCAGTATGATAAGTTCCCGAAGAATCGCGTTAGGCAAATTCATCAGCCTGGTACGGGCTTGAGTGAATTGAATTTGATGTTCTTTAAGGAACATGAATATGAAGACGATGAATATTTTGCAAATCAGTTATCTGTGAAATTTGATTACAGCGGGAAAATAAAGACTGACCTTCTTATGTATATTCTCATATATAATGATCGTGACGAGCTTATTAATTTTGCTTTGAAGAGGCTCGACAGCGGTGACATGGATGAAGAAGAGGATGATGCATTCATGAATATTCCTCATGGAGAGTTAGTATCACGCATAGATGTGGTAACAACAACTCACCCGATTGAATTTTATAATCCGAAATTTTTCTAAATACAAGAACGACCTCACTCCCCGGGGTCGTTTTTCTTCTTTAAGCAGATTGGTATTCTAGCATCATGGAAGCCGAATAATAGACAAACCTCTCCGTCTAGGTTCGCTTCCATGTCGAATGTATCGGCGAGTAGAATGGCTTCAGAGAAATCTCGGCATCCGTAAAAACTAAAATTCCACGCTCGAACTGACAAGCAAAGCCCAGTTCCCACAAGCTCGTCAAAGGTGATTTTATATTGAGCTTCGGGTGACACCTTCTGTATTACTTCTAATAAGCGTTGTACCGATTTTAGAATTCGTGGGTAGTTATGTGGATGGACTATCCACATAGTGTTCTTAGGTAAGCGACTTGTTAAGTCACGCATCATATTTAGTAATGCTTCTTCCTCCGGAGAAGTGTATTCAAAGTTTTCGTTCATATGAACAATACCTCCTTTTTCTTATATCCCTTAAATAATTCTTTGCGTTTTGCTCTGCAAACAGGGCAGCGTTTGGGTTCAGAGAGCTTACGTTCTTCGTAATATTTTTGTTTGCCGCCGGTGAAGAGAAACGACTCCCCGCAGTCGCAACATACAATTTTCTTTTTCTTTCTTTTAACCTTTTTTGGAAAGGCTGATTTGGCTTTCACAACATTTGGTGTTACGAGATAAACCTTGGTGGTGATTTCATGGGATACATGATATACGGGTGCCGGTGTTGCTTCTTGTTGGCGGAGCAGAATGCGCTCCTCGGCAATTTCTAGGTTGTCTTCAAAATACTTTGCAAAACTCATTTTCGTTTTCCTTTCTGATTTTTGTTTTTGCGTTGCTGGTTGGTGCAGCGGGGTTTGTTGTCTTAGCGCTCTGCGTCGGGGTGCGGGGGTGTACTTAATATGTACTCAGCGTGACCCGCTATTGAAATAGTAAAAAGGGGGTTGCAAACCACCCTATATATAGGAACGGCAGTCAACCCCTTTTTATATACGACCGGGTGTTAACCTCCTTGTAATAGTACCGAAAGAGGCAACCCCCTTATATAGGTAAATTTATTAACCCCTAGAAAACGAAATGGCAAGGATATGAACTCCCTGCCATTTTTTATACTCTTTATTCTTCAGCGCCTACACTTTCGCGGGCTCTTTTAATATCGTCTGCGAGGTCTGGTGCGACAACCTCGGTATACTTCATCAGGTCGTAAAAAAGTCTTGCGAACTTTTTATCGTCCAAAAACTGTGCTAGAGTGGTAAGCTCATCGGTCAGTAGCTGTCGATTCTTTTTTCGTTTCGTGATGATATTATCAACTGAGCGAAAATGGTCCCAATAAAGCACTGCATAGAGCACATCCACTCGTTTCTCGAGCTCTTTAATTTTTTCTTCCATTTCCAATCCTTTCGAGTTTGTTACTGCCACTCTGTATCCACCGGGACCATCTGAACAATGTCTCCGATTTTGCATCCGAGGGTAGTGCAGATTTTGTCGAGCACATGTGTGTTGACTGCGGCTCCGTCTACCGTCATTTTTGTTACGGTGGCTTGACTGAGGCCAGCCATCACTGCAAATTGCTTTTTAGTCCAACCCCGGTCCTTCAGAATTGCGAATAGTCTTTGATATGATAGTTCCTTTTCACCAGGGCCGTTGAGCCAGGCATCAACCTCTGCAGGCTTGAAGCGCCATTCGCGCACAATCTTATAACCGGGGAGTCCCTTCCTAACGATCCATTGCATCAGGGTATTACGGGTTATACCAAGGTGCTCGCATATCTCAGAGGTGCTATACCACCGGGTCTCCGGTTCCTCGGTTTCTTCAGCTTTTGCCTCCAGGAGCTTAGCTTGAACCGCCTCAAAAAGGTCGCGGGGAATAATGGGTTCGCTTTTTGTTTCAACAGGAGGCGCCACGTTCGCGTTTGTGGCCTCTGCGCCTTCGATGGCATCGTTTACCCTGCGTTTGGTTTTCTTCGCAAAACGGGGCGTTTTAGGGGGGCATGTTCCGCTTTCGACGGCTGTGCGTTGCAATTCTTTTTGTTTTGCTTTGCATAGCGCCCGGAAGTACATAGTTATATACTCTAAATCGTATGCCTTTTTCTTCGCCTCTGCATCAGTGATTTCGTTGTTGTGGTATTTCTTTATGCTTTGTACCATGTGTCGCGGAGGCTCGGGTTTCTGCCCAATTTCGAGCGCAAACTGAAATCTTACAAAGTCTGCTTCGATGTGGTTTTCCACGAGCTCTCCGTTCACAAGGTCGTATCCGAACAAGGGCTCCATCATAAGTCGTTCTTTATGGTGCTAAGCGCATCAAATATCGCAGAAAATGTGGTGCCATTGATGGGGATGGAGAGGGTGCGATTGCCCACTTGAATTACGATGGTATCCGGTTCCTCATCGGTGAGGGAGTGGTTGGCTTTGTCGAGGTAATCGAGCATACCGCCAACATCGACTTCTTCGTAATCATCGTCGTAACCGTCATCATATTCGTCCTCGTCAGGCTCGTAGGCGGCTTTGCTGGTGAGAATGATTTCATAAAGCGCCAGGGAGTCGGGGTTGATTGCCATGTGCGTTTTTGCATCGATAACCATTACACCGCATTCTGCGAATCGGGCAAGCACACTTTTCAAGACCGAAATGTCTCTGCTGATTTGATTGCCACCATTCACAATAACTGCATCAAACTCGCCCTTTTCAGCTGCAGCCAGTAAGTGCTGAAGCCCGGGGCGGTCGGTGGTATTCCCGTTACCGGTGTCGGTGTAGTTTTCGGAGAGGGTAAAGCCTAAGTCTTTAATAGCCGCTTCATCGAAAACGCTGTTCTTGGGATTTCTTGAATAATAAACTGCTTTTTTCATAGTAAGCTCCTTTCTTGGGTGAGTGCATATTACCATCTGCGATATAGTTGGATTTGCTGTACAGGGAGATACGCGCTTCCTGAATGTCGTATGAAGGGGCATTATCAGCATTCAAGCCGAAGGTATCCACGAGAGGAACCACCACGATGTATTTGTCGGGGGCTATACCCGTGAACACTCCGGTTTCGAGAGGAATGCCTATAGGACCCAGGGTTGTATTAACATCTGAAAGTACACTCATAGTTTCTTGATTTCCTCCTCAAACTGTCGTTTCATAGCCTCTTCACACGCTGATTTTGAGCTTGCTTTTGCAGGCTTTAAGAATGGCTTCGCGGGCTGACCGTGTCTGCCGTATTCCAGGATGTTGGCAATCTTAGCATTGCTATCCCCGTCAGAACGAGGCTCGGCAAAGCCAATCTTGATGTTGTGGTTGCCATCCCGGTCAACTCTTGCCTTGGTCATACCGAGGGACTTTTCAAGTTCACCGGTGGACCGGGAGTCGATTTTTGTATCTTTACCTACAACAGCCGAGAGGGAACTGCGAACCTTATCCAGTACAACTTCACCGCCTGCTTCGAGTACACGCTCGGATATTTCGTCACTGCGAGCACCGAGCTTGGAAATACGCTCGAGAAATTCCTCGGGCATTTTGAAATCTGCCTTAGCCATTCGTTGCCACCACCTTTTTTGCGAGCACTTCGATATACATTCCGCGACCTTTTACGTCCTCAACTGAGGTGACATCAAAGGTCTCATCCCCGCAGCGGAGAACGTAATCGGTCGTAATAAGAATGTTCGGGAAAGCGCGAAAACGGAATAGGTCGGTTGCCTCGGAGAAGGAGGCCAGGTTGGCCCATCGTTGGGAACCATGCCGCCCTTCACGATAGGCGCGTACTCTTGCCACACACACGTATTCGGAAACAGAGAAACCATCGTCATCTTTGCCTTTGCGGAAAAAGCCAAGTTCGATAAAGGTATTCATTTTGCCAAAGCTCATAATCACACCTTCCAATCTCGGTCAAGGCGAAGAAGCGTATTGACTGTGTTCCAAACTTGCGAAGCGGCTTGAGGGTTATCTGCGAAGAAGCCGGCAGTGCTACCATCGCGGGACTCATAGAAATGTGAGGCCAGCATAATAATTGCCTGCTCGGTAGTGGGAGGCATAGGTAGCACTTGATATGTGCCGGCGGTAATGTGCTGATAACTCTCGGCATAGGCAATGGCGGCGGTGATGTAAGATTTTAGCAGAGAGTCATCAGCGTGATGTTCCAGGATAAGGTTTTGTTTGACCTTATGGAGTAATTCATCCATCACCGTCACCTCCTAAAAATTAGGTCGTAGTAGTTGCGGTGCCCTTAACCTTGAGGACCTTGATGCCCTCGGGGAGAATGGTGCGACCGTCAAGGCGCTTGATGGCAAGGAAGCCAACCTGGCCCTTGGTAGCATAGAGCTCGCTGAGACGTCTGAAGGTGATACCCTCACGGTCACCGATCCAGTAGTTCTTGAAGTCACCGAATGCGATAGCCTTAGCGCCCGCAGCCACAGTAGGCATGTAGGGAGAGGTGTGAACAGGACGGCCAAGAAGTCTGTCAGGCTCACCGTCCTTGAGGCCGGGCTGCCAAATGTACTGACCGTTGTTGTCCTTGAGGAGACGGAGCTGTGCGATGGTCGCATCGTTGAGGAGCCATACAGCCTTGTGACGGTAGGGTGCGCGGAGGCTGTAGAAAAGATTGATGAGCTCGTCAGCGGTAATTGCAGTAGCGGAAGCGGTAGTGATACCAACCTCTGCGCCCTCGGTATCGTGAAGGATACCATAAGGCTTGCCGTTACCATCACCGTTGATGAAGGCAGCCTCTTCGGTCTCTGCCATACGAGTTACGAACTCGTCTCTGAAGTGAGCTTCGAGGTCGAATGCGGAATCGTTGAGAAGCTCTTCGGAAACCTTAATAAGGGCAGAGAGCTTGTGAGCGCCGATGGTCTTCTGACCGAAGGTCTCGGTGAGCGTCGCTACGGC